CAAGCGTCGTCAAAGCCGTTAGCGGACATCGCTGTCTGCTCCGAGTGCGGATCGTCAATGATTACAAGATCCCCACCACGGCCAGCAAGATTACTGCCAACGCCAACAGCATAGTACATGCCTCCGCTAGAGGTATCCCAACGTCCAGACGCCTTACTGTCCGCAGCCAATTTAACATCCGGAAATACCTCTTTATAGCGGTCGTCGTCCAAAAGGTTTTTGGTTTTACGACCAAAGTTAACGGCAAGCTCCGTGGTGTGCGTTGCCTGAATGATCTTCATCCGCGGGTTCTTGCCCATCATCCACGCAGGAAACAAGAAAGATGCGAACTCTGACTTCGTATGGCGCGGGGCCATGTTGATAATCAAGCGTTTTAGTTCGCCTTTTGCAACTCTTTCCAGCTTTTCTGCAATAATCTTGTGGTGACGACCAGCAATAAACTCGGGCCACATAGATTTTACAAAAGTTAGGAAGTCCTCTTGGCAAGCTTCATTCTTCTCGATTTGCGCGAGTCGCAGGCGAAGCTTTAACTCCTGATCGGAAACATCCATAGGGGGCCCCTGAACAAAAAATTTATAAAATATTTATGCCTGTTTTTTGCTCAGTTAACAAGTTTTCCGTTTTTGCCTAAAAAATAGGCAATCTAAGCTCAGTATTTGGGCAGGAGGTGCCTAAAAAATAGGCAATGTTTCACGTGAAACAATCCATATCGTTTTTTATATAACTATTTGTCAGAAACATGGCCCTTGCCCCCGCTAGGCAGGCCGGTGGCCGCGGTGCGCGGATCGCGGATTTTTGGCGGTTTTCTGCGGTTTTTTGACCCGATACCGGAATCCTAGTTTTTAAGCCCGCGCCCCGCGTATCACGCCCCGCCGCCCGCGCATCACGCCCCGCGCATCACGCCCCGCGCATCACGCCCCGCGCATCACGATTGCCCGGGCTTTTTACCGGATATGATGGGCAACGCCCAGCGCATCACGATTGCCGGTAAATTTTCCGCCGTACGTTTTACGCAATGCCCGCCCCGCCGCCCGCGGCGGGATTAACTCTTTTAATGGCGCAACGCAGGCCGATGAGCGGGCATAGAAAAACCCCGCTAGGGTTATAGCCTAGCGGGGCGTTGCGGGCGTTGTATGGGCTTTAAATCGCTTAGAACGTAAAGCCAACAAATACGGGCGTTTCCGCCGATAAGAAAATTTCGCTATTCATATCGTCATATTTGGAAAGCGAATAATAAGCGGGCTTGCCCCGCTTGGCACGTTCGCGAAAATTAACAACATAAACGGCCTTGGCTTCTGGCTTGCGCTTTATCAAATCGCCCGCGCCCATATTGCCAAGCGCGATTTTTTGCACGGTATCACCGTCTTTTGTTTGGATATATTCAGCCATAATTTAAAACCTTTCATATGATTAAGATAATTCGTTATCGCATATATTCCCATAAAAGAAAAGCCCCGCCGATTAGGGCGGGGCAATGGGGCAAGCGGGGCGCGTTTATTCTTTGCCGATATCTCCCGCAACATGGTGGCGGATAATTGCGCGGGGGGATAGCGTCCGAACAAAAGCCCGTAACCGTTGCGCGTCCGATTGTTCTTGTTCTTGTCCTGCTGTCGCGCGCCAATGGATTGCGACATTGCCGCCCGCCGCATAACAGCCCCCGCGCTTGTCGGTTTCTATTTTCTTTTTGCTGGCACCGTGGCCGGTAAAGCCAACAATATAATCACGATCTAAACGGGCGCATAACGGCTTGCCATTGCCGCAATTAACACATCCGACATTGTCCAAATATTCAGCGGGGCAACGTATAACGCGCACCCCATCGGATATTGCGTTTTTGCCATTTTTCCAAAAAGATTTTTTTACAACGGTGACAACTGGCGCGATCTTATCCGTAACCATTCGCACGGCTTCGGCCAAGGTATCCGAAGAATAGTTTATGGTGGTTTTGTTGGGTGCCAATTTATGCGCCCAGAATAGCGGGTTAAAATGGGAATAGGTAAAGCTTTCACCGTGGCGCGGCTTGGCTTCTAGAACAGCCTCCAAATAAACAAAATCTATTTGATCGGATTTACACCCGCGCCCGCTGTCGTTCAATTTGCAATCAGCGGGACAAGTGCCGAAATTGTCCCCATCGCCAGCGCGATAAGTGACGGCCAAGCCGCCGGTTTTATTTGCTGTCGAGTTTTTTACAGTTTTTAACATTGTTTCAAATCCCGTTAAAATTTCTAATAGTTCTTATTATCCCATCTTGTCCCATATGTAAAGCGCAATAAAAAACCCCGCTGTTTAGAGCGGGGCTTGTTGGTTTTTGTGCTGGCCGGTTACGCGGTAACCTTGTCTAATAATGCGCCCGCTTTGCGCTCTAGGTCAATGCGGCTATCCTGATGCGGGATATCACGGGCAAGCGCGGTGATTGCCTGCGCCGCATCCCAGACTGACCGAACCGGCTTGTCTTCTTCTTTAATGTGACGGGCGGCGGCGGCCTTGGCCATGCGCTGGCTTAGTCCTGCCCGCTTGGTCAAAAACTCTAGCCGGTCTTCATCACTACGGGCAACGATAGCATCCTGCGCGGCGGTTACCCCGTCCAAGAAATTAGAAGTTGCACCATGCGCGAATGATTGCAGGGCTGGCGCGGCTTCATATGCAAACCGGTCAGGGGCAAACTTAGTGTGGCGGATTTTGATTTCTTGGAAATTTTCAACACCCCACAAATTGCGGTTCATGCAAACCCCGCGCAGATACATTGCCGCAATGCCTGCGGTCTTGCTGCCGGTCTCGCTGTTCCACGCATAAAAGCCACGGAACATCAGGTCAGGGTCACCGTTGGCAAGCTTGCCAACTTCAATAGGGTGCGTGTCATCTACCAAAAACAGGAACACATCACGGTCACTGGCAAACAGGGTTGTCGTGTCTTTGGTCACCGGAACAAACGGGTCATAAATAGCACGGCCGTTCTGCATACCGGTCATCATGCCCGGAATCTTCCAGCGGTCAGGGTCAGCAAACTTTTGCACGGCCTCAATGATTTCATAATCAAAGATGCGGCCATAATCGGCACCGGTTGCAGCCCGCAGGTCACCGCCTTCGGTTGCATGGCCGTATGCCTTTACCAGTTCTTTTGACCGGTTATAACGCAAACCCCATTGCAGGGCGTCCGCCGCAATAGGTGCGGGCAGGTCTTTAAGGTAACCGGCAGGCGCACCGGCCAACTGGGCAAGCTGCCCGAATGACCAGTTTGTCGGTGTGTTGAACGCCTCTTGCCCCTGTTCGTCAGTGTATTCAACAAAAATATCACCGCGGCTAGGGTTGGCTTCATCCAACTGGCCGACAATCTGCATCTTATGCGTATTGACGATGCGGCTATTCATTGCCTGCGCGTCCTGCTTTTTAAAAGCCAGCATTTCATCCAACGACAAAAACTTTTGATCGTCTGGACGGCTAAACCATTGGCTGGATACTGCGCTGTTACCGATGCCATGCTGAAAAGCATTGGTCTGATATGCGCCGGTCACTGGGTCACTGTGCTTGTGACGGTTAAGGTCTGCGATAGTTCCGTTTTCGATAATGTTTTCCATGATTTTAACTCCCGTAAATGTGAAAAACCAGCGGGCATGATTGCGCCGCTGGTTTGGTTGTCTCATAAACTCGCATATATAGCAAGCTTATTTTTTAAAAAAGTTATCTGCGTCGGCGTTTCACATATCGCGTTCGCTTTTGGGTGTATTTTTCCCAGTCTTTACCGTAAAGCAATCGGCCAATAATATTGAATATAAACATTATGCCGCCACCTCGCTCATTTTTTGAAGAAAAGAATATGCCTCTTCTAAAGCAGGGTTAAACCATTTTGTCCGGTACTCTTCCGGACAATCTTCATTGGCATGGTCACAGACAATGGCTAAATGCGACAAAGCCTGCTTTAAATAATCCGGCTCCGGTGGGCGCAAAACAAGCTCGTCAACTTCCGCGCCGTCCGCCAAATACTCAAGGTTATAATTTGGAATAGTAAATTCCATTGTTTTACCGTCAGGGTGAGACAACACGTTATCCGCCTCATCTATTACCATGAACGATAGGTCATAAGCCGCAACTCTATATTCTTTATTTGGATCAAACATCGTTTTAACTCCCGTATTAATTAACGATACCCCCTGAATATAGGATTATATAGGACATATCAAGTCAAAAATAACATCCCAGTTAAATTTCCCCCTTTGATGATGCAGCGGCTCAACGGCTTGCAGCCCGTCCATTTTTAGATCGACGGCTGCACCGGCCGGATACAAAAACAATTCGGGTTCATCAGTCGGCTTATTCTGTTTTTTAATCAGTATCCAAGAAGGGCTATGTTGGTGACGGGAAAGCCACGCCACTTGAGATGGTCGAAGGGTGACGGCGTTGCTGGTCAAAAACTTTAGTTCTACAAAATGAAACGTGCCTTGTTCGTCACACAAAAGAACATCAGGAATGCCCGCGCCGATAGAGTTTTCAATCCGCGTCAGTAATATCTTGCGGTTCGATCTCTGTGTCGCTTCCTTCATCTGCTTGTAAAAGCCGCTTTCGCGCTTTACCGCGATTGCTGGCATTCTTTGTTTCTTCTGGAGTGATGTTGATGGTGACTGGGGCATAGCTTTGTTTAATTTCCTCTAACGCTTTCAAAACGTCATCTTTGCTCATGCTGTCAATAGAGCCATGACGGATTTCAGATTTGCTGACATATATGTCGCCCTGCGCTTGACCGCGCCGATACTCTGCTTGAACGGCTGCGCTGTACGCGCCGTTCTGCAAAGCCACATCGCGGATAGTTTGAAGGTCACGCAGATGACGTTGGTAGGTCACCCCAAACTTTTCGTCCAACTCACGCCGATAGGCGTTGATCGCTGCGACAACGTGCGGAGAAATGTGCGGGTTGGTTAATTCATATGCCCGCGAATGGGCTGACGTAACCGCATACCCCGCATTAATGGCGGCCTCGCGCAAAGTTATTTGACCGTCCTTACTTACAAGCTCTTTTACAAAAAGCTCTTGTTTACGGGTCAACGGTTGTTCTGTTGTTGCTGGCGGTCGGCCTCGCGTTTCACGGGGCTTGCCAGTCACTTTACTTGCTGCTTTTCTTGCCATAGGATTTCACCGTTAATTAGGTCACGTCCCATAGTTTATACAGGATATACCTATATAGGGTCAAAAATATTTTTGTTCTTATTTTAAATTTTGACCGCCAGTCCGCGGAAAATATTAAAAGGTAACTTTTTTGTAAATCATCCGTGTTACCTTTCGTGTTACCTCGTTTTTGTTGTCTACTATACGTTACAGAGCAAGGTAACACCGGTAACACCGGTAACACCCTGTTTTAGGTTTTTTTTTGGGGTTTTTTTTTTGAACGCCCTATAGTGTATACCGAATTAACGTAACCACGGACACTTCCCTGCCCGCCAATCTTCGATAAAGGCTTTCATAGCAAAAGCCCTTCGCACCGACACATCGAACCGTGATCCGCGGTCACTGGAGTTTGCAAGGTTATACACCCACGCGGAAGACATCCCGACATTATAGTGATCTGACACGGTATCGGCGATATCTTTTGCTTTGTTACTTTTTAACGCGTCCTGCGTCCCGCACCGTATATTAGATAAGAGTTGTTCTGCATCCATGTTTCACCTTCCTTTCTAAAATTATTATAATAGAAAACAAATAACATAACAACCTCTTTTGAAGAAGAGTAACCGTTCTGTGGTTTTTGCACTATTTCCAAGCATCCCAAAGTAAAAAGGCCAGCAGGGCGAACCCGCTGACCAGATAGGTGGTTATGAAGATGTCTTCATAGGACATCACTAAAGCCTTTTTTGTTGGGCTCGACAATCTCCATTGCCCATTCCGTAGTCTGCTTGACGAAACATTCGTTAGGCAGCTTTTGTGCGGCCTTGTGTATCGAACGGACGGCGGACTCTAACTGGGCTAGTTTGATTGACGTGCCTTGCTCGATTGCGGCTTCGACATTATCAAGAGACATTTTGTTCTGCCTCCCCGTATTCAATGCACTCGTAACAAGCGGTCGGTTCATCGAACATTTCGGTCAGGGCTTCGCACTCTTCGCAGCCTTCGACAGGTTTAAAATCTGGGGACATAGGATTTACCCTCCTTTTGCAAATTTTTAACCAACATATATTCGCGGTGCTTGGCGTCTATTGCGTCCTGATCTGCTTGGTCGAAACACATATCGCCAAATTCGCGCATCAGTCTGCGGACTTCTTCGTCCACATTTAAAAGTCTATTATCAGTTTGCATCGTTGTCACCATCAACCTTCCATATGAATATTGTTTCATTCACCGCTCTGGTTTCTATTACAGTTTTTAACCGCGCTAAGATCGACGCCGGATGCGGCAAGCTTCAACAGCATCCTATGCGCCGTACTAGGATAACCTGACCGGCTTTCCCAGCGTTTTACGGTACTATCTCCGACGCCCAGATATCTGGCAAACCCCACCGCGTTTTTAAATCCAAGACCTTTACGCAAATCTTTTATTTCTTGGATAGTCATGCCGCCCATAGCAACAAGCACGGCGTCGTGCTTCGCTTTTACCCATTCAAAAGCAACAGAATGCTTTTTACAATCGTGGCACCAGATCATAGGAACCCAGTACATCACCCGCTTCCACGCTTTATTACGTCCTCTATTAAGCTCTTCTTCCTCGTGGTAAGTACGGATTTTAGAACCCATGCAGTTCGGACAAAAACGGATTTTAATTTTAATTTTTTCCGAAAGTTTAATCATCGCTCACCTCCTTGATCCCTTCCAACGTCCAGTCGTGGCCTTCGTTGATTTGCAGCCAGTCGGCATCATTATCTTCAGCCATCTGCCATGCTTCGGCTTCGTTACGGGCTTCGACGATTAGTTCGTAGCCCACGTCCATCGTGGCGGTTACTTTAAACTTTGGCATCGTTAGCCTCCCACCCCCGCAGATAATGCGCGTGGTCTTCCAGAAAATACGCAATTTCTTCTGCGTTGCTGTCGTCCAAGGTTCCATCCCTAAAACACTTTGCCCAATGCTCAAGGCTGTCGATAAGGCTAGAAGAACCGTGAGCCGCGGTCTTTGTTGCTTTGCCTACGATATACGCAGCGCGGATCTCGTTCTCGATTACT